GAATCAGTTAGCATTCTATATTCCGCTAAATAAGTTTTTAAGTTTTGTTTTAAAGCTGGGTCACAATTAGCAACTTTACCTTCTGAATCCTTTGATAATATATGCAAACATAAAGCATTAGTATTATGTTCATCATAAACAGGAAGTTTATCACTTATTTGTTCATTTTCTTGTGTTATATAAGATTTATATACTACACCAAATTGAGATGGTAAAGATAAAGATCTTACCATATAATCATCTTTAGTAACGGTTCTTAATTGAGTAGGATATTGTGATATAGTATTTAATCTAATATCTTCTTTTGAATCTCCGTCTCCTCCTCCTGTTGCAGGTGAGGGATTATTAAATGCTAAAGAATCTCTTACTGTGTTTTGTAATGTGTTATCTAAATTTGCTCCAAAAAATGAAAAACTACCAGAGTTAAAAGTTGTTATAGTGTTAGCGGGTACATTAGATGTTGCTCCTCCTCCTACTAAATAATTTACTGTTAAAGTTGTATTAGATGGGGCTACACCATAGGCCTTAGTAAATAAAAAGTTAGAAGGATCAAATGCTGTAGTTAATTTATCTACCCCATATGGTAATCCTAAACCTACATTATCAGGATTAGGGATTATTTCTTCATCTGGTCCTGAAGATATACCTGAACCAAATTGGAGTTCTAATTTATTATCAGTTTTATATCTTGCTATATATCTATAAGGTACTTTTCTTATTTTTAATAAAAATGGGGTAGTATCATTATATTGTGAAAAGTTAGGATCGTTAGCAGCTATATTTTGTTGAGGGTCAAATATAGTTTCTTGTGCTAAGAAAGGAACTTCATAATATAGTCTATCATCACCATCATTAACTTGAGTAACTTTAATAATATTAGTATCCTCTATTTCAATAGTAGGAAATTTTTCTGGAGATCCAAATTGGAATGTTGTTTGTTTAAACTGACCTGATACAGCTTTTTTAGTTTTCTTTAATAGATAAAAATTAGGATTATCATCTGAATCAACTGAATAAACTGAAATGTCTGTTGGATCGGAACTACTTGAAATTGAAAAATCAATTTTATCTTCTATATAAAAAAAGTTACTACCTCCACTTCCAGCTGTAAGTTGTGCTCCTTCTTGTACAATTAAAGAATAATTAAAGTCGGGTTGAACTGAACCTGCAGTTATGGTGGAAGGAATTAATTGAAAAACTTCCACATCTGCTGTTGATGCATTAGTTACTTGGGGAAAATACCCACTATTATAGGCTAATGATAATAAATTACTTTTTCGTGTAGCAAATTCTACAAAATTTTCCTGTACTTGATTATCAGCGTAAAAAGATAAAACATCACCCACATATGAGGCCATTTCAACTAACATTAACCCGGCTGAATTTTCCGAGAAATCATTATAAGTATTAGGGTAATAGATTTCGGCAAATTCCAATAGTTTTTCCTTAAAACCATCAAAATCTTTATTTAAATATTGTACTTGTTTAGACTCCGCCATTATTTACATTTATTTGAATTTCGTCTTGGATGTTAGTATTAATTACTGAATAATTTAATATTATAGTTATTGTAGATTGTTCTGGATTTTGTTGAACTCCTAATGAATTAATTGATACATTAGGAAAAAATTGGGCAACACCATCTGTAATTAATTCTTTTATAGCAGCATTTAAATCACCCGTAATAGGTTCAAATAAAAGTTCTCTTAAACCCGATCCAAATGTAGGGTTAATTACTCTTTCTCTTTTACCAGTTAACAAAAAATTTAATAAATTAGATTTAATAGCATCTTGAGTAGTAAACGTGGTATTAATACCCGTTTCACCATCAAAAGGGACTTTTATACCTACACCAGTGCTAGGTTTTAAATCTAATATATCTATATTTTTAAATTGATAATCAGCCACTATATTTTACCATTAGTTTTTAAATTATTCATTACTCCAGAAAAATCTGGTACAGAATTAATGCTAACTTGATTAATATCTGATGTTCTTTGTCCTGCTACCATATCATTAACCGAACTAACTACTTTAGTTTCTTGTCCCGGCATTCCTCCTTGATATGAAACTGCATCATTTGCTTTCATACTACCCATATCTCTCCACCCACCTTCAACATGAGTTTGATTTAAAACATCTGATATTGCTCCTAATCCTTCAAATAAAGGTTTAGATTGTTGTTGTTGTGGTTTTGGATCTTCTATAATATTGGATAGTGAGGTTTTTTCTTTTTTTACTTCTACAACCGGCTTTTTTACTGTTTTAGTTTCGGTTATAGGAGTTTGCATAATTAATGATAGTTCTTCTTTAATTACCGCTCTTACTTCTTCTCTAATTATTTTTTTAAAAGCTTCTAATTTCATGATTATAAATATTTATTTAATGTATTTTTTATTCGTTTAATTTTTCTTCTAGTTTTTTTAGTCTTTTTTCAATATTAGGATATTTTTGATAAAATTTTTCTTCCTGTTTAATTAAATCAATATTAAGATGTTTTTCTAACCAAGCATCTATTTTTAATAATTGTGAATTAAATCCACTTAAAATTCTAGCGGATGCTAATCTAACAATAACAAATTTAATTATTTGTAAGATAAGTGAAATCATATTTTATTTTTAAGTATTATTAAAATTACCTTCCTTAAAAGCAAGTTTTTTTCTGATATCTATTTTTCCATCATCCTCTATTACTATATCATATTTTATTGTTAATCCTTCATTTGCTAAACCAGAATTAATTTCTGCTTCAGTATATTTTTTTCTTTTAAGTAACCTAATCCATTTAGGAATTTCTTTTAATTCAATAGCAGTTACATATGGTTCAAATTCAGGATCAGGTTGTTTAGCCGCCACTGCTTGGATTTTTAATTGTTGGAAATCTATAGATGCTCTAGCCCTAATTCCTTGATACCATTGTTGTGTTTTAGCTTTTACTTCCTCTATTTTTTCAGGATTAGGATCCAATCCACTTAATATATCTCCTTTTATTTTTTCTACTAATTCTTCTTCACTCATATTTTCTACTCCAGGGTCTCTTAAAATATTAGATAATTGACTAGTAGTAGCTCTATTTATACTTCCTAAATTACTAGCTAAAGTATTTAATGAAGGGGTTTCTTTTATAAATTCGTCTAATCCACTTTGAGCTATACCCGATTTATTAATTGGTTTTTGAGGAGAACCTCCATCAGTTTTTCCTCTAGCAGTAATAGGTTGATTAGCATTAGATTCAAAAGGTCTATTACCAACTCTAGATTTTGTAGGTTTACCAGATTTAGTAGGAACACTAGCGGCTATTTTATTATTTTTATCCGCTCTTATATTAGATATAGCTGTTTTATCTCCCCCAATACTTTCTACTAGATCAACAACATCATCATCACTTGGCTCATTAGCTTGTAAATCTGATGTGTTAACACCAATTACACCAGCCTTTATAGCTCTATCTAATAAAAATTTTACTTCATTTACTATTTGGGATAAATTATCTGAAAATGTTAAATCAGTAGATACTACTATTTTTTCAGCACTATCAAAAGCTATACCTCTTCTTCTTGTTGCTGTTTGAGCATTAACATTATCTTCTATTTCCTCCTGTATTTTTATAGTATACCCTTTATATATTTCTGCAAAGTTTCCAAATCTGTCATTTACGTCTACTTCCTTAATTCTATTATTTCTTTCATTTGCAATTCTATCTCCTGCTTCAAGCATGTCTGCTTGTGAATTTCTGAATTTATCAAAAGTATAATATTTTAAGTTTCTATTTCTAAAATCTTGTCCTAATGTATCATTGAAGTTTACTCCAGTAGATAGTGATTGTAAATTACCATAAAATATTAGATTACCATTTTCATCAAATCCTATTATAGAATCATTTACAAACATTATTTCTCCATTAGGTAAAGTAACAAATGAACCTACACCATCTGGTAATTGGTCTGCTTGTAGTCCTCTTCCGGGTGCATTGGGGTCATCTGGATAGTAATCCTCTCCTACTCCTGCTCCTGTTAATCCTCTTAAAGAATCTCTTAGGGCATTAACCATCCCTTCCATAGATGGTCCCATTCCATTTCCACTTAAAGCTGCACAGCTTGCTAATTTAGCTGCTAATTGTGCTCCTTCATCTATAAGAGTTTGTAATGCTTGTTTAGTTATAGTTAATTGGAGTATAACTTGGGATAAAAACCCATCTATTACTTCCAAAAACATAATTGCAGTAGAAAGAGCCCCTTCTACTTGTTCTATTTTATCTACTAAAACTTGAATTATAC